GTCTGTTGTCCTAGCAACTGGAGCTGTGGAGCTAAAGATTGTTGAATATAAGGGTTCATATACGCACCAATAGAACCATTAGTTGCTGCTTGGTTATATTGATTGCCCGCTTGACCCATCTGTCTGCCTAAACGTCCAAACTGATTAATGTCTTGCATTGTTTGATTAGAGGCAGCACCATACTGACCTGGAACTTGCATATTAGCTGCAGTAGATTGGGCTTGTTGTTGCAGTGGACTAAAGCCAGCTACATAGTCAGAAGGATTTTGGCTATAAGGAACATAAGCATTAAACCCAGTCATTGATGGGTTATAAATTTGAGCCTGTGCAGCATTGAGCATATTCGTAACATATGGCTGTGCATAGTCAGGAATATTGGTATTTGTTACTGTTGTATTAGTGGGTCCTGATGGGGCTGGAGCAGATCCACCGCCACCATAAATCATTCCACCGCCAGCTTTACGCTGAGTAACAGATTCCCCTAGGGGTTCACCTAAAGCATATAGTTGGCGTTTTGAATAATACATATTTATCCTAATATCTTTGAAAATACTTTGTCCGTCTGTTTATATCCTAAATACTCAAATAACTTGGTATTGTCTAAATGCACTTTAGTGTGCATCACAATCCGTTGTACTCCTCTATCTTTCAATACCTTTTCAGCATATTGAAATAATTTAATTCCTACCCTACCTTTGCGAAATTCTTTTTTCACAAAATATAAATCTTCTGTTGCCGTAATACATGACTTGTAATGTAAGTGTGGACTTACAAAAAATATAATGTAGCCAATTAGCTCTGCATCATTCCTACAAGTAATACAACGCAACATTCCAGCTGCTGCACATCTTTTATAAGCCTCATAATCTGGCTCATATGGAAATTCTTTTGTTACACATAACTCTTCATAATGCTCTGGGAAGAGTCTTTCAAACTCATCAACAAACTTAAATCCATCAACATCTTCGTAGATAATCATGCTGGTAGGTACTTATAAGCCTTTGTATCTTTTGCAATGTCTTTAGTTTTAACTCTTGCTGCTTTAATTCTATCCATCATGGCATATAGTCTTTTTGCGCCTGCATCTGTGGATCCGTTACCCAGTTCAGATACTATTCTTGCTGGGATGACAAACTCACCATCAGCTAACCTTGCTGGTTGTTTGCCACCAATCGTAGCTGGAATGCCATCGCTTACTCCATCACCAGGACCTTTAAGTAAACGTCCACCATCAGAATAAGAACCTAAATGACCATCTTTTATACCGCCATCAGCTACACCGCCAGAAGCCATTCCAAAAGAAGGTAAGGCAGCTTGTGCTATTTGATCCAATAGTGCTTGTTGAGCTTGTTGTGCGTTGTAAGCTGGAGATCCTTGCATTTGCAATGGATCGATAGCATATCCAGCCGTTTGTGTACTAGCAGGACCAGTCCCAGTATATGAGCCTGCACTTTGACCAATTGGTTGGCCTTGACTAATGGTAGATAAACCACCTCCAGCAGTAGGAATGTGAGAGTTATATTGAGCCATAGCTGCCTGCAACTGTGATGGGCTCATGGCAGTTGCTTGGTATGGATTCTGACGATAATCTTGGTATTGTGGGTGATATATGGGTGAACCACCATCAGCCATAGCCATTAAACCACCTTCTTTAGCGGAAGTCTTTTTTGAATTGTCTGCAATATCTTGCTGTGCTGCAGCCTCTGCCGCCTGTTGTGCAGCGGTGGTTGTTTCAAAATCACCAAGTTGACCAATAGGCTGCAGACCTTTTGCTACGGCAATCTTATGAGCTTTCATCAATGCGGTTGGGGACATTTTGGCATATTCAGTATCACTCAATTGATACACACCATTTTTAGAACTGTCTTGACCAGCAGCAATTTGTTGAAGCTGGGATTCAGAAAGTTGTGTAGGCATTGTGGCAGAAGCAATTCCTTGCTGTAATTCATTTGCACCAGTAACCATACTTCCGTAATCTGCTCCAGAATATTTAGGAATATCCATTAGACCACCACCAGCAGCATAAATAGTTGCTCCTGGAGACTGTACGGCTGGTGTGCCAGTCATTGGGTTATATGGAACTTGTGTGTAATTTGGAAACGAAGCTTGGTAATGTGGGTTTGGTACGGTTGGATTAGATGCAGCAAAGTTAGGGGTGCCATCAGGATTTCTTGGAATAGTTCTTAATCCCATAGGATTAGCATTATCTGTAGCCGTAGATGAAGCTGATGGGACCGCTGTCCTTTGTTTATTCAACATACCAGTTAAAAGCGGAGCAGCAACTGCTGCAGTAGCCCCAGGATTTGCTGAGATTACAGATCCTATGCTACTTAAACCTGATCCCATATTAGATAAATTTTGGGCAAATGTTGGATTAACTACATTGCTTGCTAGTGAAGCGTTGGCTTGTCCTGCCGCATTAACTATGCTTGATGGGTTTGCAGCATTTAATACTGAGCCTTGCATTTGACTTAATTGATCTGGAGATAAATTAGGGAAATTACTTGGCGTAAGAGCTTGTTGGGCAGCAACTTGATTTACACTTTCTGTAGTTGCGGTTGGGAATTGACTTGCAATTTCAGATTGTGAAGCATTAAAGGCAGCATTTCCTACATCACCACCCGCTTGTGTTAATGATTGAGTGCCAGCGGCCTCAAGACCACCAGCCAAATTACCACCTCCCCAAGCACCTAAACCAGCCATTAAACCTTGGGTGAGACTGCCTGTTAAGGCATAATCGGCAATACCTACTCCACCTGCTACAAGTGGCAATAATTCAGGCGCAAATGCAGCTGTAGCCGCACCAATAGCCATAGGCAAAATAGAACTTAAAAATCCTGCTTCGGGTAAACCCGTAGATGGGTTAATGGTTAATGAGCCACCCTTACTTTTAGCCAGATTTTGCATGGCATTTAGCTCACCAGTGGTCATATGGACTAAATGAGTGTCATCACCACGACCATGTGATTCTAAATGTTTAGCTATTAGGGGTAGACTCATATCTGTCCTACGAGGTTATTTGGAGATAATTTTACCATTTAAACTGCAGTTCCACTAGCATTTACCCATTTGGAACCGTTATACCAAATAGGATAACCTAAGGTGGTATCAAAGTAAAACTGACCAGTCTGCAAACCCTGAGTAGGCCTGTTTACTTTTGTGCCGTAATTTGGTGTAGAAATAGCTTGGGAGAAGTTATTAAGTTGATTAAAGTAAAGACGCAGGACGTTTAAAAATTGACTCTCTATTTGCTGGCTATATTCCGCTGGTGCATTTGGTAGATTTGGAGGAGAGGGGACTAAAGCTGACCCGTTATAGTTTAAATAAATAGGGTTAGCCATTATCTACGTCCATCTGGTCTGATATCAAAACGTGGGGTTCCAAGCTGCCAAGCAACTCCCAATTGGTTTGAACTAATGGTAAACGCCATTTGACGGCCTCGTAAACGGGTATAGACTTGACCAGTAAACTCTTGGACTACATATTCAGATGGGCTTGGTGTTCCATAAGCCTGTGAACTAAGTACATTAGGGGCATCAGCAGATGTATAAGGGGATCCTGAGTTTTGGCGAGGTAACAGCTTAATCGTAACTTGTGGATTAGATTGAGTGTTATAGGTGTTTGATCCTGTAAAGTTTACGTCAGGCAACATTCTCCAAACAAAACCAAAATGTTGTCCTGCATCTTCTGGACTGATTTCTATATCAGAAGAAGTGATATAGGAGTTTATTGGCAAAGCATAATTGGTGGAAAGATCATCTGTTCCAAATTCATGATTTAAAAGAACACCATTACCATTTGTAGTAGACATAGATTGGGACGAGATCATATTACTATTGCTAATAGTATAAGTTCCAACTCCACCAGTACCTGTTCCTAAAGCCGTAATAGTAGTATTTGGCACAATTCCTGGAGCTAAAAGTATTTGCCCAACTGCTAAAGACCCTGTATTCATTGAGCTCACTGTTAATGTATTGCCAGTAATTGACCCAGTAAATAAGGCATTAGTGTAATAAGTTGATGCAATTGGGTATTGCTGAACGCCTGTTTGGTACCAAGCATTTCTAGACATTGAGCCATAATACCAAATATTTTCTAAATAATTGTAAACAACATATCTGTCTACAATATTAGTCGTGCTTTCATTGCTAACGTAGAACCACCAGATTTCATTAAACCC